AGGGCACCTACTCTTTATGGCTCTAAGGCTCAGAACTCTCATTTGCTGTATGAGATTGATCTCGTACGTAATGTTGATACCTACCTACACGTCAAGTCCCTATGGGATCCCATTTATAAATGGGTTTTCAAGGGTATAGACCTACCACGTTTGTGGGAGGAGCTAGAACCTGATGCTTGGACGGGTACCCGCATGAAAGCAGGTGAGGTACACTTCCTTCAGGAACCTGGTTATAAGTTGAGAAGCATTGCTTCTCCCTTTCGACTCTTTCAAGTGGCTTCTGAACCACTTCAAAAGGATCTAAAGAAGCTTATAATGCAGTTACCATGGGATTGTACGCACGATCAAGGTCGAGCATTCGCTCCAGTTCAGAAAGCAATTAAGTGTAGGAAGATGATCCATTCTGTGGATTTATCTAACGCCACTGATTACTTTCCATTGGAGTTACAGATCGCAGTCTTGGAAACTGCTTATGGCAAAGAATCACCTTGGATAAAACTCTTTAGGGACGTATCCCTTGCTGAGTTTTCCTCGGAAATAGGAGCAATTAAATGGAACAAAGGTCAACCATTAGGGTTTAACCCAAGTTTCTTCTTATTTACTCTTACTCATGGTCTCTTACTTTATGGCCTTAATGGCTATAAATGGGACTCTGATTTCTTTGTCGTAGGTGTTGATGTTATTATACTTGATGATACTTTGTATCTTCAATATATTAATACTCTTCACCATCTTGAATGCCCCTATTCACCAAGCAAATCAATTAATTCGACAAACTTAGCTGAGTTTGTCGGAAAGTTGATCCTCGAGGACATGGTTATTCCACAATTGAAGTGGCACCAAGTCAGCGATGATAACTTCATTGATCTTGCAAGGTTGATAGGACCTCGGATTCGGAGTCTTCTGACCAAACGCCAGAAAGAGATCTTGAACGTATTTGCACACGTTCCTGATTTCATTCATCCTTATGGACTTAATTGGTCTTATCAAGGATCAAACCTTGAGAAGATGATTAGATCCGGTTTGGAATTGGCATTTGAGCAGTCTGTTCTCTCGTCTCTAACGGGACTAAGTGAGTCTGTCCATCGTCAGCTTTATGCTGATTATGGATACCTCACTGGTTACCTCAAAGAATACACCATTCCTGGTGATATTCGGGATGAGATAAAGACCTTCGACGAGAAGGTCTGCTCTGTATTCCGTAGGCTGGGATTTGCTCGAAATCAATTCGAGTATTTCCTAGAAGGCCTAAAGGACATACCTGAGGCTCACTCAATGATTCATGCTGAACCATCTGTGTTGCCTCTTGAAGAGAAACTCCCCTCACGGGAAAGCCTTCTTCAAAGGTTGTCTCGGTTCTTAAAACACCGAGTTACAAGAGATCATTAGTGTCTG